AGGTCACAAAGGTTCACAACATTGTAAAAGAGTTTAGCGACTTGACTGGCTTTATATTTGAGGATACACCGTATAGAGTAGTAGCGTTGAAGGACGTGAACAATTACTTTGCAGTCAAGCAGGATAGATCAGTCAAGATCAAAGGTATCTACAGCGCACCGACTTTAAGTAAGAACCCAACCGCGCCCGTAGTCTCTAAAGCAGTAGGTCTATGGTTGGCATACGGTACAAAGTTCAAAGACACTGTTATGAATTCACCTTTGACTGACTTTATCAGCGTTCGCTCAGTCACTGGCGGCGGAGTGCAGGGCGATAAATACCTTGGGCGGACTGTAAGATGGTATCAAACACGGGAACAGCTACCGCCGTTAACCTACGCGACTAATGGTAATAAGGTTGCAAAGACCGACGGAGCTAGGGAATGTATGACGATGCCGAAGGAGTTTCCCGCGGATTTGGATTATGACTGGTATTACAAAGAGATTATGAAAGTAATTAAAGATATTGGAGCAGAAAGATTTTTATGAGCTATAATTCAAACATAAACGTAATAATAGGAAAGGAAAAAATGCAAGATGAATTAGACCTAGAGCCAGCAGTAGTTTGGGTAGTGGACAACACCCAGCGTAAAACTATCAAGGACGCAGCACGCTTCGGAGAAATTGAACACGTCTTTACTGACGTTCAGTATGATGACCCCGTTGCTTATGCCCGAGATATTTTAAAAGACTTCCGAGAAGGTGATTACTTATGCATGATTGGAGATCCAAAGTTGTCAGCAGTGTGCGTCGGAGTATTGGCGCAAAACAATCCTGGGAATGAGATTAAGTTGTTGCAGTTTGACAGCCGAACCTTTCAGTATTTCCCAGTATATTTAAACTTTTAATAAAGGAAATAAACATGAGCTTTATGGATTCCCTCGTGAAGGGAAAGCAGGAACTACCTCCCCGAATTTGTATTTACGGAAATCATGGTATCGGTAAGAGCACAATCGCGGCTCAATTCCCCGCACCAATTTTTGTTAATACTGAGGACGGTATCGATTCATTGGATGTAACTTCATTCCCTCGTGCCTCTGAAATTGGCGACGTAGTAGGAGCTATCAAGACGTTGCTCAAAGAGGATCACAAGTTTAAAACACTAGTGATTGACTCTGTTGATTGGCTTGTTGAGCCGTTAATCTCTAAGAATGTTGAGTCATCGTATGACGCAAAAGACTTAGGATACGGTAAGAATCAAGTTTACGTAGCTGAAGAGTTCCGTGAGATTCTTCAGGGTCTTGATGCACTACGCCGCAAAAAGGGTATGAATATCGTCTTACTCGCGCATGCCTCAGTGGTTCGTTATGAGAACCCTTTGACTGAGCCGTATGACCGCTTTGTACCTAAGTTGCCTAACCGCTGCAATGCATTGTTGCAGGAGTGGTGCGACGTAGTAGCGTATGCTGGGTTCAAAGTGATTGTCAAAAAAGCAGACGTCGGCTTCAATAACACTGTAAACCGTGGAATCACTACTGGAGAGAGATTGTTGCATGTGACTGAAAGTCCAGCGTACATTGCAAAAAACCGTTATGCCTGCCCTGATTCTTTTGAGATGACCATTGAGGAAATCTCTAAAAATATACCTGTAGTATCTTAATAACCTAAAGGAGTAATAAATATGTCTAGTAAATTTGGATTTGATTTAAATGAGTATGAAGTTGAAGAACGTAGTTTTGAGCCATTGCCTAAAGGCGATTATGAACTCAAATGTTCCGAGGCAGAAGAGAAAACAACTCAAAAAGGCGGCACAATGATCGCTGCGACTTTTGAAGTAGTTTCTGGTAAGTACGCTAACCGTAAGATTTGGAATAACTACAATATTCACAATGATTCAGAGAAGGCACAACGCATTGGCAGGGAGCAAGTTTCAGCATGGGCACGTGCCTGCGGTAAGCCAAACGCTACCTCGGTTGATGAATTGCTTGAGCGTAGTTTTACGGCGGTTCTTGATATTGAAAAGGGTACAAATGGTTACTCTGACCGTAACAAGATTGTCGGCTATGTTTCAAAGGATTCAGTTCCAGCCGCAAAGCCTAAAGTAAAAGAGCCATCATTGCTTGATTTAGAAGATGATGACCTAGACAAGGCAAAGCCAAAAGCAGAAGCCAAGGAAGGTAAAAAGAAGAATCCTTGGGATTAAGGTTTGTTCAGATCAGTGCAAGTTAATCGAAAGAACACGGAGCGGCTACCCCCGTTTGCATAGGTAGCCCCATTAATAACGCAATAAAGGAAATACATGGCAACTAAAAAACCAGCGCCAATTATGATCCCCGCAGCTGAGGATGAAATGATTGGAAGCATTTATAGCGGCATCAAGGCTCGTCAAGACAGACCAATGAGGTTGTCTAGGCTCGGTGCGTCAAGCATCGGAGAGGAGTGCCTCAGGAAGATTTGGATGGATTGGCGGGGCTACGACTCAGTTGAATTTGATGGACGCATGTTACGCCTATTTGAGACTGGTCACCTGCAGGAAGACCGAATTGTTTCCGACCTCAAAGCGGCAGGCTATACGGTTTATGAAAAGGACTCAAACGGCGAGCAATTCACTTTTACTGACAAGACTGGGCATTTTGTAGTCAAGCTAGACGGAGTGATAAAGGGAGTGCCATCAGCTGAAAATACACCGCACGTACTTGAGGCAAAAACACACAACAAAAAGTCTTTTGATGAGTTAGAAAAGAAAGGTGTTGTCATTTCTAAGCCGATGCATTATTATCAAGTTCAAGCGGGAATGCTTTTCAGTGGCATTGAACGAGGACTATATCTTGCCCTCGGAAAAGACAATGAGGCTTTCTACGTTCGGCGTATCAAGCCAGATGCGCATACTCAAAATGACATACTCAAGCGAATTGACATATTAGTTAATGCGGAGATACGTCCAGCGCGTATTGGTGAGAGTGATGAGGCTTACCCCTGCCGATGGTGCGACTTTAAAGAAGTATGTTTTGACAAAAAGCCGCCACTCAAAAATTGTCGCACATGCGAGTATTCAAGACCTGTAGAAGACGGTAAATGGTGGTGCGACCGTAATGATTTTAATTTACCTATGGAATTGCAGCTGGAAGGTTGCGATGATTATTCTCAGAAAGGCAGATGATGGCGTTTATAGAAGAAAACAACTTAAAATCAGTAGCTATTGACTACGCATTCAATTATTGTGAAAAGATAGCTGAAGCAAAGTTTCAAACTCCTAGCGAATTTATCGCCGTGGTTGAAATGTTTTATCACTTCTTAAGGAGCAGAGATGAAAGAAAATGAAGACAACGGATTTGATGCGTATTGGGAACAGTTCAATAACGTAGATGTCTTGAAGGCATTAGCAAAAGAGATCTGGGACGACGCATTCAAAGCAGGTGGAAAGAAGCCTTGGTTCAGTTTGACTAGGGAACAAATGAAGGCGATTAAAGAAATGGAGTTTGGTGAATAATATGGCAGATTTTTATTTAGGTATTGATCCAGGAACTTACGGCGCGTTAGCGGTGCTTGACAAAGGCGGCTCTATTGTTGACGTATTTGATATGCCGACTCTTGAGTACGTATCAGGCAAGTCCAAAAAACAGCGCGTAAACCCGCAGGCAATCGTAGCTGAATTGCGCTTGTTCAAGACTCAATCTGTTGAAGGGATGATTGAGCAAGTAAACGCTATGCCAGGACAAGGCGTAACGAGTATGTTTTCATTCGGTCGTGCACTCGGTATTTTAGAAGGTACATTGGCGGGTCTTGATATCCCCTATACCCTCGTCACACCGCAAGTGTGGAAAAAGGCTATGGGTGCAAACGCATCAAAAGACGGTGCTCGGGAAATGGCAATGCGACTCTGGCCATCAAAGTCTGAATTGTTTAAGCGTAAAAAAGACGATGGCAGGGCTGAAGCCGCGCTACTAGCTCTTTATTTGCTTAGGACTAGGAATGGAAGATAAGTTCAAAATCAAATGGATGGGAGATGCAGTTGAAATTATTTTCACGAATGGACCTAGTCTTCAAGCGATACAAGAAGCTAGGGAATTTCTTGATAAACTAACTGATAGAATGATAAAGGAGAGGCTAGATGCTAACTCGGCAATTAATCCCTCGCAGGAATAAAAGCCCAATCGAAACTCGACGCAGGCAGTCTAGGCACGAGGTTTTAGCGCGGTTTAATTTTTTGAGGAACACTATCTCGTTCGGTAGATATAAACCTTGCAGGTGGTGGGAACATAAACATTCAACTTATAGAAAATGGGAGTATAGAAATGGCAACTAAAAAGCAACCAGCAGCAAAAGTAGAAGTTAAGGAAGAACCTAAAGAGGAAGTGGTAGAAGTTGTTAAGGCGGAAAAGCCTAAGCAGACTGAAGCTGAGATCCGTAAAGAGATTGAAGACTTAACTATGCAAGGTCGTGATGCACCAATGACTGACCAGATTTACGGTATAGTGAAACCAGTGCCAAAGGATCCAACAGATATTCTACCTGAACCTAATGGATTACTGCAGGGAGTAACTGATCCGCTGCAACGCTTTATTAATATGTATCAGCCAGGAGAGTTTGTAATGCGTCAGAACTTTAGAAAGCACCTATTGCAAATTCTAGAAGATTGGCGCGAGAGGTTTAACCCAGAGGAGGAGCACAAAGATGATTAATAACGATCACATTTGGACAGCAGCAGGTACTGATATCACTATTCGCTGGCGGATGAGTGGTTGGATTCCACCTTCAGAACTTCAGGAATACCGCGATAAATGGAAGTATTACCAGAACCTACCGCTGCGTAGTTTAGATGATGCGGCGAGAGAGCATTACGAACAAGTCTTACGTAAGGCTAAAGTAGCACGCATCAAATAATTATTGCCAATAGCCTTTAGCTTTACCCGCCTCATAGACTAACGGTGCACCAATGGCTAGTCCAGTGCCGATAACATTTGCAGGTGGGTAAGGCGTAAGGCTAGCCAGACCGCCTAAGCCGCCTACGGTATGAGCAATTCCAGCAGCTGTTCTACCTGCATTGATATCTTTTGCAGCCTCGTATAAATCATATCCGCCAA